CGGCGCCGCACACGCACACCGAGCTGCCGTTCATCTGCAGCACCGACCCCGAACCCTGTCCTTGCTCAGAGACGCCTGGGAGCCCCGTCAAGGCCCCTGAACGGGCACTCGGGTGTACTGACACCAAGCAGGGGGCCAGAGCCACCTCAGAGGCCCACCCAGCGGCCAGTTCGCTTCCGCCCTTCGCCGAGGCCTATCGCGGCAACCTGATCGCCTGGCAGAAAGCCCGGCAGCAGCGCCACAAGGTCAAGCCCGAGAAGCTCACCACCCGTTCGCTCAACGCCCTGGCCTACGCCCACCAGCAGGGCGTGCTGGAGGAATTCACCCAGCTCGCCGCAGAAGCCGGCTGGCTTTCGCTCGGCTTCAACGGCCACCGCGGCTACGTCGACAAGCTGTTAGCGGACCGCAACGGAACCGCTAGCTATTCACGTTCAGGAACGCTAGGGTCGCTTCGTCCCGTCACCACACGACAGAACCAAGCCGCGCACGACGCCATCGCAAAACTCGACGCCATGGCAACAAACACTGCTGACGGCTTCAGCTTATTCGCTGCCTAACTAATGCTTACTCATTCTGATTTCACAGCAGCAATTACAGGAATGATCGAATGTTTGCCCATGCAGCGTTCGATTTCCAGTGATGGCCTCGTCTTCGCCTGGCTGTCATTCCCAGAGGCCGCTAAGCAAGAGCTGGAACCTATCCATCTCGCCTACGCCTGCACCCAGCGCATCCTCGACCCAGCCCCAGATCTCAACCGGGCGATCCACATCCAGCTCCTGCTGTACCTCTACCCCGTCATCAATGGCATCCCCGCCACTGATCGAGGCCTGCGGCAGGACATTGCGGAGCGCATGAAATCCCCGCACCAGTTCCACCCGCTGGTCAAGCGAGAAGAAGCCCAGCTCCCTGCTCTGCCACCCGCTCCGTCTGGCCCGCCTGTTGAAACACCACAGCTGCGCCGCAAGCGGCTGACACGCCTCGCGCAACTTGTTCGCGATGAATCCCATGTCAGCTCAAACCCAGAACCTACTTGACCGCGAACAAGACCTAGCAGGCCGCACCCTGTTCATTGGCGCCCTCCGCGGCTACTGGACGATCGAGCAGCTCGATCAACCCAGCACTCAATGGTCAGCCCTTGAAAGGGATCGGGAAACCAGCAACAGACGCCGCCTTGGCAATGGCCGCACTGTCGCGTGTTACCCGCCAGGGAAACCCTGGGTGAACCTTGCCCGCCAATACCTCGCCAGGCATCCCAAGGAGTGTGAGCAGCTCCTTGCGCAGCACCTAGAAGCCGAACCCCTGGAGCTTGCCCATGTTTGAGGACCTCCCCTTGTTTTCTGCACAGCCGCGAGCAATCGCCGCTGTTCCGCTGTTTGCAGAACCCTTCACCGCGCCGCACAACGGCACGGATACCTCTGCTGCAGCAGCCCTAGCCATCCAGCCCTTTCTCTCTGGGTTGCGCCTGCGCATCTACCGCGCCCTGGAACTTGCAGAAGACGGCTTCACCTGTGAGCAGCTGGAGCATTTGCTCGGCATCAAGCACCAAACAGCCTCCGCCCGTCTACGCGAACTCCACGACCGCGGATATGTCACCCTCCGCGTTGATCGCAGCGGCACCATCCTCAAACGCCGCACCACCTCTGGCTGTTTGGCACGGATCTACTTCCCCGCCAAACAATGACCTCCGACACCTGGCTCAGTCCGCTGCCAATCAAGCCACTCGGCGGCGGGCGTTACGACCTCAATGGAGAAGCCATCACCACTACTTTCCTGACCGTTGCCAACGCCATGGCCCATAAGGGCAAACCTCTGGAAGACCCACCTCCCCCAATTCGCCTAGCCCTTCTCAACAGCCTCAAGCACCGCTTCCATCCTGATTTCCTTGACCGGCCGCCCTGGGAGCCCGTTGGCGATCGGTTCCATCCATTCCGCGGGTCCATCGAGCCGCTTCTGAACCATTACCTCTGGCAGCAGGTGCGCGTCATTGCTGCTCCCTTCACCCTCTATCTCCCAGGCCGCGGCATCGCTGGCTCCGCTGATGCCGTCATGAGCTTCCCCGATGGCTCCATCGCCATCGCCACTCTCATCCACGACGAGCCCACGCCCTATCTCAAGCAACGCGCAACGGTTCTTCTCGGTGGCCTGATCGCAGCTGCTATCGACACCAGGGCTTTCTCCCCCGGTCATGGCATGGCCATTTGGTGCAGTTGCGGGCAAACACTGGCCGAATCCTTCGGCCCTGATCTCTGCCTTGGACGCTGGGTTGAAACTCTCGATTACTACAAAGCCGTCAACAGGCCACCGCGCCTCAAGCAGCCCGTTTAATCTCCTGAACGACAGGCGTCACCATCGCCAAGCGGCAATGCTTAACATCGCACCCGGCACCATCGTCACCAGACAGAAACGGGGCCTGCGTCAGGTGACTGGCTTTGCCCGAGTCGTTGACGCTTTCACCCGCCAGGACGCCCTCGGCCGCACAACCCACCACTACAGGGTTCAGCTGCTTGAGATCGCGCCCAATGGCAATGCACTTCATCGCAACTGGCCGGCGTCCCACGTCGTCCCCGTTGGCCCTCCGCCCATCACCGAAGCCTTCTCAGACCTCGATCATGCGTGACCCCTGGCCTCCCATCACGCCGGCTCAGGCCCTACGCGCCATCGCCTCCCAGTACCTTGAGCGGCGCCTCGGCCCTCGATTAGCGGAGCACAACCTTGATCTCTCCACTGCCTGGCGAGTAATCGACCCGCTGGACAAATTGCAGGAGCACCGGGCGCAATAAGGCGTCTGGGGCTTCCAAAAACGCTGCCTCATCCTCAAAGATCGTCTGGTAGTCCGGCGATAGCCACGGATCCACGATTCGCTCCATCCGCAGCAGCGCAACCTGATCCCGCAACGCCCGGATCCCCTGTCTCAGGTTTGGCACGCCCTGCGACTCCAAGTCCTCCAGCTGCCTGAGCTGCTCACGCAACCTGGCCTCTTCAGGTGGAATCTCATGCGGCACATCATCCATCGCTAATTCCGCCATCCGCTTGGCCTTCGCTACCAACGCTTTCGCCAGCGCCTCCCGCAACAACTGCTCTCGCACTGTTCTGCCACACCACTGACAGGGCACATTGCGGCACTGATACCGCGCAGCATGGGTCTCCCGCCTTTTGGTCTTCCAACCCATGTACTTCCCGCACTCGCAGCGAACCATTGATGTCAAAAGATGGGCGGTTGCACCACGCCGATCTCGCGTCCTGGTCTGTCTCCGCAAGGCGTAATACCTCGCCGCTGTCTCATATTCATCAGTCGTAATCAGCCTCGGAGCGCGGTCCCACTCCACTGAGTCCCACTCCGCCACCTGCTGCCGTCCATAGGCCACCCCGCCGCGCAACATCGGATTCATCGCCCAGTTCAACAGGCCGGTGGTGGTGGGTCGCCATGGGAAGTCTTCCGGCAGCTGTCTGATCGCGACCCCCAGGGCCATTTGGTTCTGTAGCAGCAGATCAAATAGAAATCGCGCCTGCTCCCACCGCTCGGGATCCATTGCCGGCTTGTCATCCACCACCCGATACCCAAACGGCACTCGACCCCGCGCCAGAAACCCCGCCTCGCGACGCCGCCGAATGCCATCCGCTGCCTTCAGCCCGATCATGCGGGCCTGCACCCGGTTCATCAGGCTCGTCACCCCAGTCGCAAGCAATCCGCTGATCGTCTGGTTCTCCCATACCTGGCCAAACAGATCCCTCACCTCCGTGCCGGCAGCCGCGCATTCCTCCAGAAAGTCCATGTCGCTGCCGTCCCGCGCCAGCCTGCTCAGGTCCGCCATCAGCACACGCTTGACGCGGCCCTGGGCCACCAGCAGCCTCAGCTCCTTCCACCCAGGTCGCTCGCCCTTGGATGCGCTACGCCGCTCGGAGATGATCCTGTCAACCTCCAGCCGCTCAAACTCAGCCACCTGCATCTCGATGGACGTGTCCTGCCCGTCCTGCGTCGTGCTGACCCGCGCATAGCCCACCACCAGCCGGTGATCTGCCAGGCCCATCACTTCTCGTAATTGGCGTGAGCGCCTAACGTAAGCGCTCCGAGGAGTGCTCACACTATGAACACACGGGCAAATGGGGCAGAATCCCTGTCTACGACTGGGATCTCAGGGAATTCGCCCCGCGCTCAGCTTGTCTCACTGGCTCAGTTGAGACCCGACCTGAAAAATGCTCGCAAGCGGACGGAGCGCTCCTACGGACTCATCAAAAACAGCCTGGAAGAGTTCGGCGCGGCACGTTCCATCGTCATTGATGAAACCGGCACCGTCCTGGCTGGTAACGGCACCGTTGAGGCCGCGGCTGATGCCGGCATCGAGCGGGTGCTGGTTGTGCCGGCCGATGGCAACACCCTGGTGGCCGTTCAGCGCACGGACCTCAGCGACCGCCAGAAGCGCCGTTACGCCATCGCCGACAACCGCGCCTCGGATCTGTCCGAATGGGACGCCAGCACCCTCTCAGAGCTGGTGGAGGAGGACCCTGACCTCCACCTCGACAGCTTCTTCACGGAGGAGGAGCTGGATGGCCTCATGGCCGACCTCGCCACCGAGGAGGGCCAGGGCGACGAGGAGAAGGGCAAGAGCCAGGGGAAGCTGGAGGTGAAGCTCACCTTTGAAGATGTGAGCGACTTCGATACATTCCTGCAAACATTGCAGCAGCTCTCGGCCGCGCTGCCCAAGTTGCGGACAACAGAGCAACGCCTGCAATTCATCCTCGATCAATACCTCAGCAGTGTCTGACCGGCCCGCTAAGCCACAACGTCGCTCAACCAAGGCTGAGCGCGAGTACAGGACACGGAAGCTGATGCAGTTGATCAAAAATGGCTGGGACAACAGCCAGCTGCGTGACTACGCCGCCACCGAGTTCGGCCTAGGCGAAACAGGATCACGGATGGCCGTTGATGCTGCCTATGACGCGATTGTCAACGGCATGAGTCAGCTGGATAAAAAGCGCATCGCGGCGATCTGCCTGGTGCGCTTTGAGAATGCCTACCGGCTGGCAGCTAGTCAGCGAAACCCCATGGCAATGATCCAGGCGAATGCCCAGATCGCCAACCACTGGGTCAAAAACGCCCCAGAGATCACCGTGGGTGGGGGCGGCTCAGATGAGATCGACCCGGAAGAGGATTTCTGATGCTGGAGGGGCCTTCCCTGGCTGAATGGGCTGGCAGCGGCAGTCTGTTTGAAGACTCGATCAGCAGCAGCCGTAAACGGCCGTGGGAGAAACTGCCCAAAAAATGGCCTGATTTCTCCCATGAGACGCTGATCGCCTCAGGGGGCAAATATGTGCCATTCGACCCCTACGAGTATCAGATTGATCTGGTGCGCACGATTCGGCGCTGCACCAACACCTATGTGCTCAAGAGCCGCCAGACCGGCGTGAGCGAGACGGTGATCAGCTACATGCTCAGCCAAGCCATCCGCAAGCCGGCCTGGACCGGGGTGGTGTTCAGCAAGACGGGCGATGACGCCAGCGAGCTGGCAGCACGCATCAAGGGCCAGGCCGCCACGTTGCGGGATCGCTGCCCGAAGTTCTCCAAGGACTCGATGCGCAAGATCGTCTTTGAAGGTGCCGGCAGCCTCCATTTCCTGCCGCCCACCGAGCGATCGGCCCGCGGCATCCCGTCGGCGAGTTTCATCCTGTTCGATGAGGCGGCCTTCATCGACAAGCTCCAGGGCATCGAGACCGGCGCCCTGCCCACCACCTCGATGCTGGGTGATCGGGCCCGCCATGTCTGGGTTACCACCCCCAACGGCCGCAGTGGCCCCTTTTCAGACCACTGGCAGCAGGACCACGGCGAGCTGGTGATTGATCCGACCCCCATGGGGGCCAGCGGTGTGCCGCGGCTGCAGATTAGCCCCGACAACCAATTCGCCAAGGTCGCGATCCACTACAGCCAGCACCCGATCTACGGGGCTGATCCGGGCTGGGCGGAATCGACCCGGCGGCGGCGCCAGCTGACCATGAAGCAGTGGCGCCAGGAGTATGAACTCGACTTCGCCGCCAGCGACTTTGAGATCTTCAGCCATGAGCTGATCGAGCTGGCAGAAGCCTCAGGCGGCTGGGAAAACCCGCATCGCGGCCATCAGTACGTGATGGGCATTGACCCGAACGGCGGCGGCAATGACAACTTCGCCGTGATCGTGGTGGACGTGTCGACCAGCCCTTGGAAGGTGGTGGCGGGCTTCTACGAAAACCAGACCAGCCGGGACTATGGCCTACGCCACTCCGCCCGGCTCTTCGACGAGTACCAGCCGGAGTTGGTGTGCGTGGAGAAAAACGGCGTGGGGGCAGCCGTCGCTGAGGCCCTGGCCATCCTCAGGCCCAGCGTGATGGTGGAGGAGGTCAGCACCTCCCAGGTGTCGAAGGTGCTCATGACCGATCGGATCGTGCTGTTGCTGGAGCAGCAGGAGCTGACGATTCCGCCCAACAGCTACCTGGGCAAGGAAATGCGCAATTTCCGCCAGACCGACAAGGGCAAGCGGGAGTCCGCGGCAGGCCACCACGATGACGCCGTGATGGCCCTGGCCCTGGCCTGTCATGCCGGTGCGGCCCACAGACCGCTTGACAGCAGCTGGATCGCCATGGCTTGAAGACCAGCGGCGGGCGCCGGACACGAAAAAGCCCGTGGCTGGGCCACGGGCAGTCCGACATCCCACCAGGGGCAGTGTTGCTGGAATTCAAGCCGCCAATGGAACCCGATCAGCATCGGCAGCGCTGATCGGATTGCCGGTGGCTCGGTCAAAACTGACCAGAGAGCAACCCGCAGCCTCGGGTTCCGGTGCAGCCCCCGAGAAGGCCATGTCAGCATCCTCATCCAACAGGTCCCCCAAGGCCTCGGGCTGGCTTGGGCCCTTGTGGGGGGCCAGCTTGAGACAGCCGCGCCCCATCACGATGCGCAGCTTGTCACCCGGCTTGAGGCCCAGCTGGTCGATGTAGGACTTGCCGATCGCGACCTGGCCGGTCTGGTGAACCGAGGCGACATGGCTGAGGCGACGATGGCGCCCACGGCCGCTGGCATCGAGGGAGCCGTCCGAGAAGAAATGGCAGCCCTTCGCTTCCAGCAGGGCCTTGTAGAAGCCCGTGTAATTGAGGCTTTCGGACCCATCTTGGCGGGTGCGGTAATAACCGCAGTGCCGAACCAAATCACCAGTGCGGAGTTTCGGGTTCTGGGCTACCGCATCGAGGAGATCCTGACCGGTCAGGCGAGACATTGACAGAAGGTCATCAAACAGCAGGGAAACAGTAACTGCTGTCTCTATCCAGTGACAACAGGCACACTCATCTCGGTGTGGAAACGCTTAGGGTCATCGCTATTTGCTGAGAACGAGTGAGTACACCGGCGTCGTTTGAAGGATGGAAGGTGACGCGCCTGCCGCGTCGCGGCCCCAAGCCAGGGCAAAGCCAGGAGTCATTTCTCCGGGGGAAAGCCAAGGGGGACCGGGCCTGGGAACAGCAACGGGAGGCCAACTTCAAGCGCTTGATGCAGGCCCAAAGCGCCGCGCCGCGGAGAAACCGTGCTGCCAGCTGACATGAGCCGCTGCATGGGGCTACCTGACTGCGCCCTGCGATCTGTCTGTGCCCGTCATCGCGACATTCCAGAGGGTTGGCTGCTGAGCTGGGTCCCCACGTTGCAGCAAGGCCCTGACGGCAGCTGCAGCCATTTCATCCCCTACAAGGCAGATAAATGACGCGGGCCAGGCCCCAGGCCCGGCAGGTGAGGTGGCCTGATCCGCCTGGCTACCAGGACACCGTGCGGGAGATGAAGGCCCCTCGCTACGGGTGGGCCGTCCTGACCGCGCCGCCCCACGTTGAAATCGCCGTGATCAGCATCACCGACTGGGAAACCGCCAAGCAAGGCTTTCCCTACCGGTGGCTCAACACGCACCCCAAGCAACCAGCGCCACCAGAGGAAACGCTGGAACTGGCCAAGGCGACCTACAAGGCTGCGCTGAAGGCCAGGCACGAGCGCCTGCGCTGATCAGGGAAGAGGACGCTTCGGTTTCTGCAGTTTCGGCAGGTAGGACTGCTGCAGCATGTCGAGCACCAGCTGACGCTGGGATTCCATCATGTCGACAGCCAGCAGTGCCAAGGCACGCATGGCCTCTAGATCACTCGCTGCACGAAGCTGGGCGCGGATGGCAGCGAACTGAAATTCTGCCTCCAGCGTAATTTGCCGATCCATGGCCCCAGCAGCAGTTGGGTCATTGTTGCTGCGCCAGCCAGATCGGCAGTTGGCGGCCTAAACGTCGAGAGGCAGCAGGAATTGGCCTGATGGCGTCGTCATCGGGCTCTCGTCCGGCTCAGTAGGCTCTGTCGCCCCAAGCATGGTGCGCAGCGTGGCGATGGAGCGGCGGGCCCGGAACGAGATCACCTGATGGCTGACACCCAGCTCCTTGGCGATCTCCTTGTAGGAGACGCCATCAACGAAGCGGCGATTCAGGATGAATTGATCATCGCTGGGAAGGGCCTTGATTAGGTCGAACACCTGCTCCAGCAGTAGCTCATCATTGAGTCGATCAAGGGAAGACTCATGGTCGCCGGTGCCCACCAGCTCGATTAGCTCGGAATGCTCGTTCTGATTGCCGGCCTTGGCGTTCAGGCTGATCACCGAACGCCGATGGCGAGCCATGCGGGCCCTGGGCAGGGTTGAGGCAGTGAACCCCAGTTCTTCGCAGATGGCCTGATCGCTGATCGCACGGCCGCCCCGCTGCCGCTCGGTGACCAGCGCATCAATCTTCCGCATGTCCTCTTGAAGATTGATGGGGATGCGGATCATGTCGCTGTTGGCCAGGTAGCGGGACACCGACTGGCGAATCCAGTTGAAGGCGTAGGTGGAGAACTGGTAGCCCCTGGTGGGGTCAAACAGCTCAACGGCGCGAATCAGGCCGGTGGTGCCCTCCTGAATCAAATCCTCCAAGGGCACATTGTTGAAGCGGCTGGCCATCGAGGAGGCGATATGCACCACCAGACGCAGGTTGCACTCGACCAAGCGTCGCTTGGCGCGGGTCCCGGCCCGTCGCACACCGGGCGGGGCCGCATCAGGCCCACCTGGCCAATCCAGCCATTGCCGCACCAGCCGGGCCGTCTCCACCACCTGCGTGGGGCTCATCAGCTGAAACCGGCCGATGCCATTCAGCAGCTGCTCGGTGGAATCAGCCGTCACGGGGGCGCCAAGGCCAACGCTGCACACATTATCGAGCTTGAACGTCCCGGTCCATGAACGTGATCAAGCGTGTTTCTGATTCTGATTAGCCTGACCCAGCGGAACCAGGGCGGGCCGGATGGGCGAAGAGGAGCGGCAGGACGGCGTGCTGATCAACGCCCTCACGGGCATGGGGATGCAGCAGGACCGGCACAACTTCACCGGCATCTCTGCCCCCGAGTTCCTCTCTGAAATCGAGCTGGACAGCCTCTACCTCAACAGTTGGCTGTGCCGGCGCGTGGTGGACGTAGTGGCCTCGGAGGCCACCCGCAACGGCTGGGACATCGCCCTGGGCGACGACACCAAAAAGGCCCGCAAGCAGAGCGACGACCTGATTGCAGCGGGCGAGAAGCTGCGGATCCGCAAGCGCATGGCCTATGCGATCCGCATGGCCCGGCTCCATGGCGGTGCTGCCGTCATCATGCTCACCGATGAAGGCGGGCAGGCCAAGCTCGATCAGCCGCTTCGCCCCGGTCGCCTCAAGAGCATCAAGGGCCTCCACGTTTTGGACTGCTGGCGGATCTGGCCAGCGCCGGGGTGGTCCGGGGTTGGCACGCCGGAGATATATGAGTTCAGCACCCAGCGGGATTCGGAGCTGAAGCCCTATGGCTTGCCCGATCTGGAGCTGATGCAGATCCACGCCAGTCGGGTCCTGCGCATCGAAGGGGAGGAAACGCCATGGCGGTTCAAGAGCCACTTCAAGTGGTGGGGCGTGAGCGTGCTGCAGCCCTTGTGGGAGGTGTTCAAGCGCTACGAAACCGGTCAGACCTCAGCTGCAGCGCTGCTGCATGACTTCGATCAGTTCATCCACAAGATCCCAGGCCTGGGCGGGATGATCACCGCCGGCAACCAGGAGGCGATCACCCGGCGCCTGGAGCTGAACCAGATGGCCCGGTCGGTCTACCGGGGCCTGGTGCTCGACGCCAACGAGGACGCCAGCTTCATCAGCCGCTCCGCCGCCGGCATCAGCGACATCCTTGATCGGCTGGTGCAGGAGGTGACCGGGGCCAGCAAATTGCCCCACACCAAGCTCTGGGGCGAATCCCCGTCGGGCCTTGGCGCCACCGGCCGCAGTGAGGATCGCGCCTTCGCGCAGGACATCGCCGAGTACCAGGAAGATGTGCTGCAGGAGCCG